AAAATTAAAGACTTGCCTCTGTGATAGAGATCTTAGATCCTGCATGGCTGTTAAGGAGCTTGATTGTACTCTCATTAAGTACATGACCTTTGAAATAATCTCCAGCCTTAGGAAGATCCTCATAGAAAGTACCTCTAAGCTCTGCGATCTGCACCTCTCCTAAGTCTACTGTAAGGATAGTCTTAGTATCAGCGTAACGATCCAGTACTAAAGAGATTTCTCCAAAGTCTGTTACGATCTTCTGTACTCCGATACCAAGTACATTCTGCATAGATCCGTTATCGCCCAAGAAACGTACATTGTTACCCGCCTTAGCAAGATTGTTAATCATACGCTTAATATTTGCATTTACAAAAGAGAAATACTCTCCCTGTGCTCCATGCTCCCACATCTTCTGGAGTGCATCTAAGAAGTGCTCCTCTGTAAGGGCTCCCTTAGTTTCTACCACGTTTCCAGATGCTACCAGATTAACAAGTCCGTTCATCTGTCTAGGAGTAGATCCGCTCTC